ATTCCAACATCCCTGCTGCATCGTCCCTTACGGGAGCAGAGCACGTGCGAAGCCGATTTGTTCTTCGCCGACTCTTGCTACTAATGCAGACTTAAACACCGAAACCGGGATCTTCAAAGATCTCCTTCCACCAGCCAAGTATTGTAAATACAGTGGCCAGTCGGAGGATCTCAATGTTGACTTTGGTTGCTTAGAAGTGTTTGTGAAGCTTACGGCAACAGATATTCTGCCGGTCTTGCACGTACACTTACAAAAAGACCTTATGACCTTACACATATGTTTGTTTGGTTCATTATGTTGTAATGGACCATATCTAATGTATGTGTCTAGCTCATAAGACGGTGGCTTGCCAGTGTGAATGGTTGGCCTTCCAACCGTTGCCCCTAGCAAAGGCTTAGGGACACACTTCCAGATCTCTTGTTGTAGTTTCGTGAATACGCCTCCATGGGCGGCAGACAAAATAGCTACCTTATTACAGGCAACTACTAAGTCATGTGGATTCTTTAACCACTTCATGTCGAAGGAAGTTAAATATCCATAGCCGTCCACGAAATGTGCACCGCACGATTCCCTATAACCGGAATCTACGTTAGTCTTCTTGAGATTAACGCAAAACCCAGCAATAGAAAGAGTATCGATAATAGACTTCGCTGCGAAGCGGTGACAAACAATATCATCGCCAAACACCGTTGCCTTCTCATCGAAGCACCTGGTGAGAGCTGTCAAAATCAGCGACATGACATCAAACGTAAAACCGTTTCCCATACTTGAGACTTTATTGGTGATATAATACTCACCATCAAGTCCGAGGGTCATGTCTGACCGACAAGCGGATATTTTGTTAAATACCCTTGAAGGAAACAAGTATTTGGTAAGCCATGTACTGATTGTATCACTACAATCAGATAGATCGATAGTAGCAAGTTCTTCGCTACTTATCCGATTCCTGTGCACATCTGCCAGGTGATCGAGATCGATCCCAAGAGTGTCTTTAAGACACTTTCGAACGCCTAATCCAACAGCTCGTTGGACAAGCATATTACACATTGGTTCTAGGCATATCGACCGGTCCTTGATGTTGTTTTTAGGAACAGTCGACCACCTATTACCGTTCACAAACGTAACGATACAGTGCAATTTGAACTTGTATATCTCAAAGGCGCATTCAGGTTTATTTTTGAATGCAACCCAGAGTTTACGGTTCGCATCGCGTATATCAATACGCTTGCTAGTGCAGTAGCTTATGAAGCGCTTCTTCACCGAATGTTTCAATGCCCGATGCCAGAAAGAATATCTGGCGAAGATATCGAAACAGTCAGGTGTTATGGTCCAGGCATCTTCTAGCTTACAAGCTATAGATGTCCTGTTCCGAACTGGCTCAAAGTTTGAGCCATTAGTAAATGCTAAGTCCCCCAACTTGAAGTTGGCAAGGACTGCATGTACTCTAAGTCGCGCTTCTGCCCAGTGTGGGCCTAAGATTATCCCTTTGGGGAGATTATTGTCGGCTGTGATCCACCTAGACCAGGCGTCTGTTCGACGCTGGTTTTTGGTTTCACTGTCCGGGACTTCGAATTTTTCGGCGAATCTTGCTTGCGCAAGACGCGCTGTAGGAGACTCAAGCCCAGTTGAGTTAATACTGGTACAAAAGTCTCTAATAACGAAGTTAACAGCCCTGATGGAGCCTTTGACTTGCATGGAATTCCTTCCTTGGCTTTAGCCATGACTACACCTGTTAAGGAGTGGTTATGACTGGGGCCGTAGCAGGACGGAACCCTTGCATAACATTTTCAGTTTCCCACTGCCCGACTTGGGCAGCAAGGGAGGTGAGAATGTTCCGGAGTCGGGTCTTAGAAGCGAGCGTACCGCTAATGCGAATACGAACACTCAAGGCGTCAACAGCCGATACACCACCAACGGTAACAGTATTGTTATCATTGGCGATGATTTCAGTGGCAAGGTTTGCTACTGATACTCCGTTGAGAGTTTTGGCAACGGATCCAAATCGGAACCTGATTGTTGAATCAGGTTTTGTCGGTTCAGCGTAGGTAATACCTGCGTTGTCCTGACTTTTCACTGATAAAGTGACGCTCGACATGGTAAAAACCTTTCGAGTTATTTAAAGACTTTCTTTACGAGAGTCTTTAGGAGGTTAGAAGACAAAACCGCTGAATCAAGTAATCTCTTCCAATTAAGGGAGGGATTAAATTGAAGGCGGGCTGCGTTCAAAGCAAACATGGGATTCCGTTCATACGCATCAGTCTCAATAGATTGTATCATTTGAGATTCTTCCGGCCGAGGAATCGGTATGGAAGGCGGATTAGGCGGAGTTGAGCCCCACCAGTTAGTAGGTATATAGTTCCAGATCGTAACCGATTGGTTATCCGATTTGAAATGAATATACGTTTTCCTGGTGTACTTTGAACGAATAGACACACTTCCGGCGAAGCCGTCGTTGCATGGGATGGCCGTCGTACGAGTGATATAATCACCCATATTAACAAACCAGTCAAATACAAACGAGTATGGAATCAATTCCCAAGCTGTTACAAGGGGATTGAACCCAACGCCGGAATATTTGGCAAGTGTCTCCCATTCAAAATGCTGAAAAATGTTCGCACGAACAACAACTGAGCCCTCGTCATACGACCACTTATAATCGGTGGTCGACGATGGTACCCCAGTAGCTGTCCGTTTAGGAACTATTACTTTAGCATTTCGAGTAGTGTTATTCACACCACGTTGTGCAGTCTTAAGCACATCACGATATGAATAAACGAGAGGCATAACCGCATAGCGGTAGCCCATCCAGGTAGACCCAAGAGTTCTGAACACGCGATCAGCGTGTCTCAATAAATCTCGGGGCCTGAACCTGCTAGCACGACGCAGGGTCTTCGGATCGAAGTCTCTTGCGAGCTTCTTAAGGATGTTGTACAAACCTTCAGATGCTGAACGAACTGCTCCCGGAATTTCCCTTGCTTCTGCAATCTCAGTTAAGAGATCGTATGAACTAAGGGCCGAAATAGCAGCTTCGTTTTCGACGCTTGTTTTTGCTGCGGTTATTTCACTAGTGTCAATAGCGTATAAAACGTTATCGTTACCAGTGAAACCGGTATAGTTCTCGATCCACAAGGGGTATTGACTCCCCAAGTCGTCAACACGCGAAACGACTGGTGTACAGTATCCGCCTACACGTTCCACACTGCCGAACTGGCGGTATGGACGTAAGCCGGAACTCCCACCACAAACTCGTTTTGCGACAAATTGACGAGTGATGACTCGAGATACGAGACGAGGAGTGTGGATGTAAGGGTATTTTCGGCCAGAAGTTTTGCCGTTCATTTTACGGCGATCCTGAACCTCATTCACCCTTTCTGGTTCATACCAAACTTGCTCTGCTCCCGAAGGGCATAAATAAGAGGTTGCGGAATAATATTCCGTCCTCGTGCCACATCCGGATACAGCAGGCCAAGTCGTAGACCAGGCATCAATGATGCAATCACGCACTTTCTCGTATCGACTAACCGATATTGCCATATGTGCTCCTGTAATGGAGTATGTTGGTAATGTACCAACGACACCGCTTTCTAGCGGATTAAGGAGGCATTAAGGGGCTGGTTCAACTGCCGAAGGAGGAGCAGGATCAAAATGTTCGATCCTATACCGCTCAACCTGTGTGGCTGATGGTAAGATTCTAAAAATTGTATAAGCCATCAATAAAAACATTGATAGCAACACAATCAAGAAAACCTCAGTTCCCCGGTAATTAAACTGTGCCATATATGTATCTCCTTAATGTAAAACCACCGAC